CGCTGCGTAAACCGATAAATATGGCGCGTGAAGGTCGACCGTCGACATTTGGGCCATCGCCTGCGTCTTGTAGAGTTTGAAACCGACCGAAAACAGTTCTTTGAGAACCTTCATCTTCGACCGTTCGGCGCCTGACGCATTATAGGCGGTCATCTTCGCCAGCGTGTCGGCGTACTCGTCAGTCACGCATAGAATATTAGGCTTATCCTTCAGCTCGTTTTCGAGAACACTTCCAGCCGTCCAGGTCGACGGTCCTAGCAGATTGAAGAGACCGGACGCGGCGAGAAGGTCAGCGGGCGCGCCTAGCGGGCGGTTCTTGCCGGTGCCGCTGTCGGCGAGGCAAAGGACGAAAAGCGACGTCGCGCCCTCCCTGGGCGTCTCATACTGGCGACCGATGACGACTGACAGGGTTGTCAGCGCCGCGCCGATCGCCATCGCTGGAAGCGGCTTCGGCGCGCCGTCACCGATCCAGTCGACGATCTGCCCGACGATCCAGCTTCCCGGCATTTCGCGCCATTTCGTCAGATTGGCGTCGGCGGTGAAGTCGAGGAAGATCGGCGCATCGATCGGCCCTTCGTCAGCTGCGACAGGGCCGTCTAGTTCGGCGTCGTCCTGGCGCGCTGCCGACGCCTTCAGCATGGCGGTTGCGTCGATGACAACGCTCTTCTCTTCGTCGTCGACGATCGGTCCCTTGAAAGTGTGTTGCGGGGTCAGGTCCAGGCGCACTTCGGGTTCGTGTCCCATGACGGCGGTATGAAGCCAGACGAAGGCGGAATTGAAGTCGGTCGATCGGGCCATCATGACAAGGTCGATCGGCGAGAAGCGTTCGTTCGATCCCCAATCAGAGACGCCCGACGGCTGGATCGACAGGTTTCGCTTGCGGTCGATCGTACGTTGTCCGCTTGAACTCTCGCGCCACACGTTCACGCACTCATAGCCGCGCCTGGCGCGCCGGACGTCGAAAAGGTCCAGGGCTGGCACCCAGCTGTCGAGATTGTTCAGCGCGGCCCGGTTCAGGTCTGCGAAGGGCGTGTCAAGCCATCCGGCCGCGCCGCTTTCGACGTGTTCCTTCCGGCGCGGCTGGCTGGTGTCGAACTCATTCCACCCCATGCCCTGAAGCGTCTCTTCAAGTTCTTCGATGTTTTCGACGGTCAGGCGCGGAAGGTCGACAGCCGGGATCGGGCCGCGCGTCCAGGTGTAGGCCGTCCCCGTGATCGGATGGATCGACGGCGGAACGACGGTCTGGCGCGTGTCCCGCCCGGTCAGGATTTCGCACAATGAGACGCGCCCGGCCCGGTCATACTTCCGCGTCACAAGAGCCGCGTCCCCGCGATAGAAGAGCGTCAAGCCCTTCTGACCGCGTTTCGCCATAGGTGAGTGCGGAAGACAGCCGATAATCTCTTCGGTCTCGTCGAAGTCGAATGTGTCAATGTCGACCGCGACGATCTGATCGCCGTTGACGTCGGAACCGCAAACGACCCCGATATTCGTCCCGCTCCATTCGCGCCAGATGTCCCATTCGAAGCTAGTCGGCTGGCGATCCTTGAAGCGCTGCCAGCTGGACATGGGTCGCCAGTCGCCGCGATAGACCTCGCCGGGGTACTTCTTTTGAGGCGCCAGCGGCACGACATGAAATCCCATGTCGACCAGCTGGTGCGCCGATGCGTTGAAGGGCGAAATTTCGTCGGTCAATGTGCCGGCGTCGTGGTTCGTCATCATAGGAAGCCCTTAAAGTTAGAACGGCGGCGCGCGAAGCGCTGCCAGGTGACGCAATTCGGCGCGGTACTTCTGGACGATCGTCCTGGCGAACGCGCGATACTGATCAGCTGTCAGCTTCGACAGGTCGAAGACCCCCAGGCTTTGCAGGTATTGCCCGCCTGCCTTCCCGCCCGCCTTGACCGCTTCGCTTTCCCAATAGGTCGACCCGTCAGACTGGCGCGTGATCCAGACCTTCGCCACGTCTGCACAACGCGGATCAAGGCAGACGTCGAAGCGCCCGATCCGGATCGCCCCGGCTTCACCTTCGCAGACAGCGCACACCATACCGTCGCGGCACGTTGTCGGCGGGTTCTGCGGGTCGTCAGTATCCCATGACAGCCCGCACGGCCCGCATGTGAAGTGTGTTCCGTCTTCGGTCTTCGCGTGACAGGTCATTTCCCCTGGTCCCTATATGCTGCGTAAAAAAAGAGAAGAATGCAGGTTGTGACGACCAGCCATCCCAGCGCGATCTGGCTCATGACACCGCCCCCACTTCGACGAAGCGACGCTTCCCGATCTTTGTGAATTTGCCTTCTCGCTTGACCGTGATTTCGGACGGGTGCGAAACCTCGCTGAAGCGACTATGCGCTTCGGCGACGGTCGTCGGCGGCGGCATCTGCCCGCCGTGCTGTCGCCACCACTTTTCCGCCATCGTAAAGGCGCGAAGGTGTTCGAAGGGGATGAACTCGGCGAGCGTCTGAACGCCCGCCAGGTGATCGACACGAAGGGTCGGGGTCGTCGACGTATCGCCGCCCTTATACCAGGCGTATGCGGCCCATGACCTGACCGGAAGCCATATGTCTTCCAGTTCGCGCGACAAGATCGCGACGTCTTCGGGGCGGTCGTCGTGCTTCGGCTCGCCGAACTCGAAACCGCATTCCCTGCACCGCCTGGCGTTCGCCGCGACCAGCGCTTCGCACTCCGGACACACCTTCGCTTCGACGCTGTCGGCTTCGACCTTGCCGTCGATCTCTTCTTCGCCCGCCGCCCGCTTTTCGCTGATCTCGGCTTGCACCGCGTCGACAGGTCCATGACGCCTCACGTTCCCGGCATAGTCGAGAACGAGACAATTCGGCTTCCTGCTGACCGCGATCGCGGCGACGCGATCCGTCGCTTCGGCGATCACCTGAAGATTGACGCCGTCGACCCGTGTCCCGCGCCCCATCATTTGAACGTAAAGACCGGTCGACAGCGTCGGGCGTAACATGGCGATCATGTCGACGTTCGGCGCGTCGAAGCCGGTCGTCAGGACGTTCGCGTTCGACAGGCACCTGATCTTCCCCGCCTTGAAGTCTTCGATGATCTTGTCGCGGTCGGCCTTCTTCGTCTTGCCGGTTACGGTCGCCGCGCTGATCCCCTTAGCCCGAAGGCAGGCGGTCACATTCTCCGCATGGTCAACGCCAGTGCAGAAGGCGAGCCATGAACGCCGCTCCGCTCCGCGCCTGATCATGTCCCGACAAGCTGCGTCGACGACATCAGTCGCGTTCGCCGCGTGTTGTAGCGCCGCCGCGACGAACTCACCGCCGCGCCTGGCGACCGACTGAACGTCGATTTCGACATCACCCAGGCGCGCGGTCAGCGGACATAGCCAGCCGTCATCCGTCGCGGGTCCGATCCCGTAATCATAGACGGTCTTGTCGAAGAGACCGCCTTCGCCGCCGACAAGGGCGCCGCTGTCCATCCGGAAGGGCGTCGCTGTCAGACCGCAAAGCCTGACGCCTGGATAGGCGGCGCGAAGCCCCTGAAGGAATTGATTGTACATGCCTTCGACCTTGCCATCGGCCTTCGGCACAAGGTGCGCTTCGTCGATCACGACCAGGTGACGCGGCGCGAAGACGTCGGGCTTGGAATAAACAGACTGGATCGACGCGAAGATGATCTTGTGATGAACGTCGCGCTTACTCAGGCCTGCCGAGTAAATGCCGACAGGCGCTTCAGGCCAGACCTTCAACATTTGCTGATAGTTCTGCTTGACCAGTTCGCGGATATGAACGAGCATCATAATTCGCATGTCAGGCGAGACTTCCAGCGCACGGCGACAGATTTCAGCCGTGACAAGCGACTTCCCTAAGCCCGTCGCGAGATCGACGACGGGCGACCCGCCGCCCGACTTCCAATAGTCGAAGACGGCGTCAACGGATTGCGCCTGATAAGGTCGAAGGGTGATCATCGCCCGTCCCTCCGCACACATTCCAGCGCGGTCTGAAATGTCTGGTAGCCCGCTGGCTCTTCAGGGTACGAGACGAAAAGCGCCGACAGGAAGACCGCGACCAGGACACACACGACCCCCAGGACCATCGCCGCGCGCCTTGCTGGCGTGTCGGGATCAATCGTCGACAACGTGAAGAAAAGAGCGGACAGGACAAACGACAGGAACGATCCGATCGCGATCAATTCGGGATCGATGAAATTCGGGTCAAGCATAATAGTCACCCCCGGCTGCTTCGCTTCGGTTGTGATATGTCCGCCCGTCCGGAAGCGCGTAGATGACCCGCGCTTCGCCTAGGTCGGCGTCGATCTGCGCACCCGGCACGATCGACGGAATGAAGATATGATCGGCGCATCCGGCTTCCTGTGCCGCGCGGTCTAGTTCGTGATTGTGCGCGGCGTGATCGCAAACCCATTTCCCGCCGTCGGCGGGCGTCGCGAAAGCGCATGTCCGACAGTTCTTTTCGGGCAGTGTGTCGCCGAAACAGCGGTCGCGGTGATCGCAGAAACGGCACCCGAAGAAGTCCGGATCGGTACTGATCCCGGTCGGCGGGACTGAAGCGAAGACGATCCGTTCAGCCTTGCGTTCCAGGCGGACCGCCTTCGCGATGTCATATTCTATCCGTTCGAAATATAGTTCATCGGTATTCTTGTTGACCGCCATATAAAGCCCGCGATCGCGCGCCCGCTTGTGCATGTAAATCATTGTCTGGGCGTAGTGTTCGGGCTTTGACTTTTCGACGCCGTGACGCTGAAGCGCGTCGAATGACTTTTGATTATGCGTCTTCATTTCGGCGACGTGAACGGTCATCGGCGCGTCTGGCAGGCCGAGAACTTCAGCGTCAAGAAAGCCGTAACCGTGACCATATGCGAACGATATTCCGATCTGTTTGGTGTCGTCGTCAGGATCGCAGTCGAGAACGTCACACCCGATCAGGCGAAGGTCGGCGACCATTCGCGCTTCCTGGCTGTCGCCGGTTTCAAACAGGCGAAGAAGGCGCCCGTCGAAGACCGCTGGCGGTGTGCACCAGCGGAAGGAATACCAGAGCGCGCGCTCGCATTCGGTGCCAAGGCGTGAAGGCGGCAAGCGGTAACCGTGACGCGGCGTCCGCTTCGCTTCATAGGCGGCTTCGATCGCGATCGCTGTCGCGGTCTTGATTTGAGGCAAAGGGGCCATGTTCGCACCTGTCATGGTTCGTCGAAGTCGATTGATTGTGAAGGTCCGGCGGGCGGTCGGGGATGACGCGCCCGCCGGGAGTTCGGGCCGGCGCTACTGGTTCCAGGGCATCCCGGCATCGGCCGGGGCTTGCTGGGTCGCCTGGCCCTGCGCTGGCTGTTGCTTAGGAGATGCGCCAGTCGCGACCCGTCCGGCCTTCTGCTGC